AAGAACTTATCTGTATGTTCTAGAGTAATGATAGGGTCATCTTTTAACATGTATCTATTATGTCACGGATGGGAGAATTTGTCAAGCCTTTGGCTTGGATTATCTTCTTATTTACCGCCGAGCTTTACAGCGTAGATAGTTCTTTAACTAAACGAAGAATCTTACTTATATCTTTCTGGTCAGTGTGCACCAAGAACTCTGTAATCCCATGCTGGAGAGACATATTTATAAGCTGCTGCTTCACTTCCTCGTACGTACCGTTGATTGGATGAATCTGATCTCTAGTAAGTTTATTATTGTTTGCCTTTTCCAGGGAAGTTGGTTGCCATAGGTACTCAACGTCGCACGTGCCATCGTCATTGGTTATAAGTGGATCAATCACAATAACGTGTCTGAGGCCCTTTCTACCATGCTCCATGTTGTGCTCAAGTCTGTGGTGGTGGTAAATTGCACAGTCCATGTACTTGTTTGCAAGCTCTAGGGTGATTGGAGAGTTGGCTATGGTGTACATCTCTGGCTTAATAGGACCAAATTGCTCATCAAATATTCTACAAAACAGTTCTGTCCACTTGTCTGTAAATGCAATTCTTTTATCTATAGTGTTAATGTCTTCAGGGTCTCCAGCATAATACTTCAAGCTATACTCTTGTTCTTCTGGAGACAGTGCCCCTGCAACTACGTTAAACGTAACTCTGTCACGATGTACCTCGTATGCAGTCCTGAACACCCTTGAGGCATACTCTGGGCTAAATGTGTATGGCCTTAGTGCCATCATAAACTTTAGGTTCTTTGTGCCATGAATAAGGTCTGGCAACCAAGCAAAATAATCTGGGCTAGTGGATCCATATGGTAACAAAACTGAATAGACTCCAGCGTCATCAAGCGTCTTGGCCATTTCCATTAGGCCCTTAGCGTTGTTTTCCCAACCAAATCTTTGCATCCAGCTAATCTTCATAATTCCTCCATAAACAATTCTATCACTTATGCTTATGCTTTTTCTTGACTAACTTATTAATTATGTCTTTTGGAGTGGTCTGGTCTTCGTCTGGCAAGCCACCATACTTATGTAAAAGCTTTAGCAATACTGTTGCGACAAACAAGTCATCATGGAATGCTAGCCAGGGAAAGAGAATGTCCCATGGGTCAATTGGCATTGTGAGCCACATAACACAAAGAGACGCTACAACTTTGACCCACATTGGCGATCTTTTAAACTGATTGATATAGGGTCTTGCTATATCAGATAATCTATTCAAGTATACTCATTCCGAAATCGTATCTAGAAAATCATCAAAAAGACATACGATTTCCTCAATGTAATCTTCATAGTCTATGTCTACTATTAGGTGTCCGTCTGGCATTCTATGTATCTTTACATCCTGTCCTATCCTGAACAGTACCTTGCCAATTTCTTCGTGAAGATCCATTATACTATTATATCACCTTGACAATAAATAAATTATGTGCGATAATAGATACATGAAGACTGCCATCGTGACCTCATTTGACAAGAACTACATTATGCCATCTCAGGTAGCACTAAAGTCTTTATCATACAATTACTCAAGACCAGAAAGACTAAAGGTTATATGTCTTGTTTCTCCAGATATTCTTAATGACGAGCAAGAGTATATCAATAAGCTTAATACTCCTAATCTAGATATAGAGTTTAGGTGTTCCCCCAAATTTTTAGAGATGCTTGATAGCGGTCATGCTCATCCATTCAACCACGTCACTAGCCACTGCAACCACAGAATATTTCTTGGATCAGTTTTGAGTGATTACGATAAGGCAATTTATATTGACTCAGATGTTGTTGTATGTCGTGATATTAACAAGTTGCTAGATTTTCCAATGAGAAATAAACTTATGGCTATGGTTGAATATAACTCTATGAATGTCATAAGCTTTAATGATAGAGATAGGCCATACTTTAATAATGGAGTGTTCATTGCTGATCTTAACTATTGGCGAGAATCTAATGCTGAAGAAAAAATGCTAGAGTTTGTAAGAGAGAATGGCCCTACCATGTGCCCCGAACAGGATGCCATGAACTATGCATTTATTGATGTGTGGTCACCATTGCCATTTTCATTCAACAGTTTTTATTGGTGGATGGCCAGCATGGAACATTTTGCACACAACAATCCTGAGCCAATGATTGTTCACTTTGTTGGTCCACATAAGCCATGGCATGGCAACGGAACTGAATGGCAGCACGGTACGCAATGGGAAAAATTGTGGCATATGCACTATGGATCTATCTTTGGACACATGCTTGACGTAGAAAATATAAAGAAAGTTAATTTAAATGGATAAAACTCCAACATCAATGACAGTTTTAGATATGCCAGAATGGAAGTCTAAAGTACTAAATGCTGTTGCTTGGCTTCTTGGTATGCGTGGAGAATATGTGGCTTGCATCACATTCAATTTTGATTACCGTAACATAAACACAATCAGAAAGATTACGGACAGCTGTCAGGATTGCTCAAGCGATTCCTGCAATGTATGTACACCAAAATAATATGACATCTCAACTACCTAATTGTGGCACTATGGGTGGCTACAACAAACATACCAGAAAGCTACGAGAAGAGCCGTGTGAGCCCTGTAGAGAGGCTATGAGAGCCCATTGGAAGCTTATGCGTGTAGAACGCAATCAAGAGATAAATGTCCTTAGAAGAGCCTGGAGACAGCGTACACCAGGTGGGAATAGGCGTGGCAGACGGTACAAGGGTGATGTTGGTTTATACTCTGACATTGAGGTTGTTCAGATGTATGGTGCTAGATGTCATATTTGTCTTGGACCAATTGATCTTGATGCCCCCAGACAATGCGGAAAGCCAGGTTGGGAGAAGTCTCTTCATATTGACCATGTATTCCCACTGTCTAAGGGTGGGCTAGATACCATTGAAAATGTTAGACCATCTCATGGTCAATGTAATATTATTAAATGGGCAACTATTTAAATACAATAGCCATAAAGATTGGGCTAGTCTCAAAAATCTTTTTATCTGCTGGCAGGTGAGATTCATTTGCCAATGCATTGGTTGCTGGGAAAAATAGCCAATACTTTTTGTATGGCATTTCAAATGTTGATGGATCATAGACCCTGTGGATAACTAGCTTTTCGATTTCATCTAAGTTAGCCATCTCTGAGATGTTAGAGTCAACAATATATCTAATCATCTTAACATGTAGAACTATTTCTGGGTCATCGTAGTCATAAGGGATTCTGAGCAAGTCTTCAAACTTGATCTCTATGGTTTGATTAGCGTCCCCAAGGAATTTCACCCCACCCAGAAGATTCTGAGTCTCAAGATTAATCCAAAATTTATCTGGATGAGGTGAAATACCAAGTATTAAATTATGAATCACTAGGGAAGTCTTTCATGAACTCTTTAGTTCTTGATGTAATCCCATGCCATGCAGACCAGTCTTGGCCTCCATTAGACATAAAGAATGCAATTTTTGCACTGGTTACTGGGTCAAACAAATCAGAGTTAGTCTTAAGATTAAACTTCTCTAGTCTGTCTGGTCCAAGTGAGCCAATCATATTAATCTGGAACAGTCCATATGAGTTGTCTCCTGTGCTGGCATTACGATTGTGAGCCATTGGTCTACCATTTGACTCCTTCATCGCTACTGCCCATGCCTCTTTTAGATCTTTGCCACGGAAGCCAACGCTGTATAGTACAGCCTTTAGCTCCTCAGCCGTAAGCATGTCATTAGTGTCATACTTATTCTTAGAAACGGTTTTTGCTACCTTAATAGCCTGTTCTAACGGGCTTGGCTTTGTTGCAACGGTTACACTCAAGTACTTTGCCTTTGTTGGCTCTGTAGTTGAGGGAGCAGTAACTGTCGCAGCGTTAGCACTTGAAGTGATAAATGCCAACATAACGACAACAGTAGTAAATGCAAGTGCAATCCTACCGTTATTTTCTGGTTGTATCATTCGCTTCCTCCTGTAGAAAAGCAAAGACACCTTATTGAAGGGTGTCTGAACTTACTAACTAGTATATCATGGTAATCTAACGGTTGTCAAGTTAGATTTTATTTTTGTGAGCTATATCACTTTTTTTAAATGTTCAATAATGTGGTATGCCATGATCTTTTGACCAAGCAATCCAGGATGAGCGTCATCTAATGCAAGATATACCATCTTCCTTAGTGGGTCACTCTCATCTAAACTATCTAAGATTTCTTTTTCTATTTCTGGATGACCAAGGTGGTGTCCTCTAAAGTCTTGTAGCCACGGTGTTCCACCTGCAACATCAACAACATCTAATCCCTTAAACGGGTCAGAGTATTGTGAAACTATTAGGTGATGGTTCCTCATGTTCATTGCCCAACATCCAATGATTAGTTTTATGTCCATTAGATCGCACATAATTTTAAAATTAACTAATCTTTCATGGAAGTTCTTAATTGTTGTTACAGTTTCATCTTTTTTAGGCACGTTTAGTTCGTCAACATTCATTGGCCACATCTGTGTGGGGTACTCTAGGAACTCTCTCCCAATCTCTGGAAGCATTAAGAACAGTAGATCTGGTTTGCCAGCATACTTCATATACCCCACAATTTGATTTAGCATTTCATGGAAGTTAATTCCCGTTTTGCCAACGTTAAAGTATCCGCTGGTCTCTTCAATATTTTCATTTATATACTTATGTACGATGTTGCTCCACACATGCTCTATTGGTAAGCCTTCACCATATGTCATTGAGCAGCCAGCATATAGAACATGTAGCTTACCCCCATGATCTTTTTTAAAATCATCACATCTACAACCAAAATCATTAAACATTCCAAGGACTTTATATCCATCATCAATGCCAAAAATTTTATTATAGTTGCCCTCACTTCTTTGCTGAAGGAATGGCTTATCCGCAGGTACAGAAAAATTTCCCATATCGTGCTGGGCCTTTACTGTAGCAGATATTTGGGCACTAACCTTTGCTAAGTCGTGAGCTTTTACTGGACCTATCACAAAAAATCTTTTCTATTCTACAGAGCCAGGCCATTCCGTTGGTGGGAATGTTTCATTACATGCATAGCAATAGTGTGTAATTCCATGATCATAGAGACCACCAAGGGCTATCTGCTCCTGTCTAGCACGTTCGATCATTACTGGGGTAGGAAAGCCATACTTTACCTCTGCCATATTCTCATTGCCACAAAGGGCACACTTAGTTATATTAGTCATAGAATTATTATATCATCTCCTGATACGTTATTGCGTATCAATTTGTCAAAATGTGAAAGAATTTTTTTATAATCATTAATAGTATATCCACACTCAAGAAACCATTCCTCTGGTTTTCTCTTGGCATTCTTAATTGCATATATGGAGTAGTCATTATATACGTATGCCAAAGACTTCATCATTATTAAATTAGATCTAAATACATTTTCTAATCCATCACGGATAAACTTTCTATTTTCAAATCCGCCCCAGGCATCATCATAGTAGTTCTCTGGTGAGTGCGTGATTGGCCAGTATGAAGTATGATAGATGTCCCAACCAGACATAAAGGTTCTCCAGCTAAGGTATGGCTCTTCTGAGTCAAACTGACTATACTCATCAAACCCTACCTCATCTACAAATGATCCATAGGTAAACATAAATCCACACGCAATGTATGGTGTCTTGTAAAACCTTTGTGCGTTGTCATAGTCCATTGGGACTGTATACTCTTTACCCTGAAAAACTAAGTCATTATATCCCTGAATAATCTCACATGTTTTGAGTCTTAGCTTGTCGTCGTGAATCTCTCCAAGCCCAGTTATAACTGTCTTTGGGCCAAGATTATTTAGTGATACTTTAAGCCACGTATCCCACCCATCTTGAAACTTCATATGAGAGTCAAGCATTAAAAAGTATTGCTCGTCAACATAGGCTGACCTGCTTAGCTCATATCTGATTCTAGTAATACCTGGTCTACTTGGGATATCGTAGTTTAGTATTCGAAGTTGTTCACGTGGGATAAAAGATAGGTCAGGGTATATCTCTGGCTCATACTGCATTGCTAGAGCAAACACTAGATTTTCTGGATGGTCAGCCTTTTGGTAAGCCTGTGTAAGTGTTCTTACAAGAAGTGGATCACGATATGCTGCAATATTTATAAATATTTTATCCATTAAATTTTAAGCTTTCATTCTTAGTAAACCACATTGGTAGAGAGTATCTGTGCTCTTTTACCTCAGACACTGAGTGCTCATGCTCAAGTGATTTAAAGATTACAAGGTCTCCAAGCTTAGGCTTGACACTTATGTTTAGTTCTGGAAAAGATATTATGCCACCATCTTTCATGTCATTCAGGTACAGCATTGCAGTATAGTCAAGATGATCATTCATTCCCTGTGCCCCGTCTTTGTGTGGCAGCAGTCTTGCACCAGGGTACTGCTTTGAAAGAAACCACGACGTTAGGAATAGGCTTGGGTCTATAGCATCTCGTGTTCTTGTAAAGATATCATTAAGTGTATCTTTGATTTCATATACGCTATCCATAGAGTGAATAGCCTGCTCTGGTAGCTCTTCGTCATATCCAAATCTAAGCATATATCTTTTTCTGTTTTTATTATGAACAAAGATATCTAGGTTATGATCAATAAAATCAATAATGGTTTCTGCTTGTTCTGGTGTTACAAAATTTTCTATGACTGTAATTTTTTCCATATTTAACATTATATCACTTGCCTCCCCAGAGAGATTCGAACTCCCGACACGCAGGGTAGAAACCTGCTGCTCTTCCGCTGAGCTATGGAGAGATGGTAGGGCAGGTGGGGCTTGAACCCACGACAACCACCTTATAAGAGTGGTGCTCTAACCAACTGAACTACTGCCCCAAGAACTTATATCTTGGATTGTATTCGTTCGATCACTGCCTTTAAATAATACCCATAGTACGGATCTTCTTCTTTATTTGCAAACAGCTCAGACTCTAGCTCTTTAATGATTTCATTATAGACATTAAGTCTCTGATGTTTTTTCTGATCATCAAGAAGCTGTTGCGTTACATGTAGATAGCTCTCTGGCCAATTACACTCTAGCTCAGTACTTGTCATGAGAAACACCATGCTTGTCATCAATGTACTTGTGGATCTTTCTCCAAGCTACTGCTCTAGAAATTGCAAAACCTGCAAGCAAGAACACAGCATTCCAGAAAAATTCTGAAACCATATGCTCTATTCCAAAGGTAACTTCTAGAATAGTTTCAAACAGGGTTTCTCCCTCGTGTCCATGTTCCACTAGTTCTCCTCAACTACTGCAAAGATGTCACGGTATGGAAGGATAATTAGCTTCTCATAGTTGTGCTCAATCTCTGTGCCAGAATACTTTGAATAGATTACCTTGTCCCCTGGCTTTAGGTCAATAGTAACCTTGTCACCATTTGCAGCGGTAAATCCTGGACCAACTGCAACAACAATAGCCTCAGTTGGCTTCTCGTTGTTGACATTAGCAATAATCAAACCACCTGCACTTGTCTTCTCAGACTCCTCAATTGGCTTTACTACTACTTTATCTTCTAGTGGCTTAATCATTGTTCTCCTTAAATGTTTTGTATAGTTCCATTGTACGTGGAAATACTTCGTTTGTCAACTCATTAACTGCTTTTGCATACTGCTGAATTTCCCACTGTGCATCATGTTCTAGACGCTGGTCTAGGAATGTCATAACGGCCTGCAAAGAAGCAGTCCAACGCCAACGTACATACATGCCGTATGCTGGCAAGAATAGACGAGCAAGCTCTGGTGCAATATTGTCTTCCATTGCTTGGTGATATAAGCTAGTGCCAGATGCAATTGTTTGAATTAGCTTTTCAAAGTACCATGCACCCTTTTCTTCATCAATTGGCTCACCACTACCTTGCTTGCTATGCTCTGGCTTGCTACGCCATTCATCAGAAAGTGGAACATAGAACTGTTCGTCTTCTGTGATGTAGCGTCTTGAACTTTCGTTCCATCCATTCTGATCATCTACGTGCGTGGAGGCAACTGCGTACTTCCACCACTGTCTTGCGACAAAGAGCGGTGCGTAAATTTCCATGGTGACTGCTGCATGTCTGAACGGAGACGTGTGTCCCTCTCGGATAAGGAAGTTAACAAGTCCTTTATCTCGTTCAGAGAATTCGTCACTTTCCTTATCATAACTAACACGAGCAGCGTTAACAATGCCAAGGTCGCTTCCAAGCACATCAACCAGTCTAACGTAACCTTCATCTAATACCTTAATCTTGTCGTTCATTATCTTTAAATCTCTTTTCTAATTTCTTAACTATAATTCTATACGAAATGACAGCAACTGTCAACTCATAGATTGTGTTCCAGAAAAAGTCCACAACAATATGGTTGATATCAGAAAGCATTTCCCAAATTAAATGCCAATTCACCTTATACCCTTTTCTATAGAATATAAATTATATCAGTGATGGACTTTAATGTCAAGCTGCAATAGCATTGATTTTGTCTGGCTGAAAGCCTGCCCAGGCTTGATCCCCAGAGATTACAACTGGGACAGACATAAATCCCATAGAGACAATCTTGTCGTATGCCTGCAGATCTTCTGTGATATCTACCACAGTATACTCAACACCATTCTTATCTAGCATTTTCTTTGTCATGTCACATTGGACACAGGCTGGTTTTGAATAAACCGTAGTCATAAATATCTCCTTTAGTTATATAAATACAATTATACAATTGTATTGAAAGATTTCTTGTCTTAATTATTACGTTTGTGTAACAAAGTTTATATATTGTACCACAATTTGGACTACCTGCCAAGTTCGTAATTAATTTTTTCTATATGTTCGAAAAGTCCTAGTTTGTCTATCTTAGATATTGCTTTTATATCTTTTGGGAGACAGTGTCCGCCAAAGCCAAGTTGTCCATCGTCTGGACTTGGAACAAAAGTATGGCCAAGCCCAATTCTATTGTCCATACCAACAGCTGATCGAACAGCATCATATTCTACATCGTAGTCCTGACAAATTTGATATATGCTATTAAATAAAATAATCTTTGTGGCAAGTGCTGCATTTGCAGATAACTTTATTATGCATGCCTCTTCAATAGATACAAAAAATGTTTCTTGCTTTTCTTTGTACCCAGCACCAACCATTACGTAAAAGAATTTACGAATGTCTTCTTCATTTCCACCAAGTACAGTCCTCAAGGAAGAGTCAGTATTATTTTTAAAATCATTATGATCCATAAACTCAGGGAACACTATTAGACTGCCAGCAATTCTAGACCTTATCTCCAATGCCTTGTCTGGTGACAGCGTACTTCTAATTACTATGGTGCCAGAGTATTCATTTAAGTAATCAATTGCTGCGTCTAAGTCTTCATAGTCATCTGCCCCCCTTTGTAGGGTGTCAACACAAACTATTGCATAGTCGCAATTATATGGATCTTTAGCAGATATTCCCTTATATGGGTCATGAAAGTCTATGCTTGCAAGTGGCAGACTATGCTTGGTTGCCAAGCCAACCTTACCCATTCCAAGAATTAAAATATCAGACATTTCTGGCTATCCAATCTTCTAGAGTTACTGATGGGGACCATCCAAAAGTAGCCTTAAACCTAGATGATTCAGCAATTGTTGCTTCAGACTCACCAATTCTTTTTGGAACATATGTTTGGTTGTCTGATATTAGATTTGCAACATCTTGAATGCTATACTGCTTTTCAAAGCCGACATTGTATGATTTGCCAAAGCTATTGCTATCAACATTAGACATTCCAGCAAGGATGCATGCGTCAACAATATCAGATATATTTGTAAAACTTCTAAGCTGTTGGCCATCACCAACAATTGTTAGAGGCTGACCATTATTCTTTTGCTCAATAAACTTGCCAATCACTGTTGCATACTGTCCAAGTGTTGGCTGTCTATCCCCATAGACATTAAAAAATCTTAAAGACAGGGTATTGAGTTTATGTGCTAGATTAAAACTAAGACAAAGATTCTCTCCAGCCAGCTTGCTTGCGGAGTACACAGTTAGGCAGTCTGGATGTTGTGTTTCTACATTTAGCGGTAGGTTATTGCCGTATACAGATGATGAAGATGAAAAGATAAGTCTCTCTACCCCAGCCTCTGAGGCACACTTTAAAACATTAAAAGTTCCTAGAATGTTTGTATTCAGAGTATTTCCTGGATTCATAACTGATGGCTGAATCCTTGATCTAGCTGCAAGATGATAAACTACTTTAACATTCTCATATAGTTCTCGTGTAGAC